TTAAGATCCGCCATAGTAGTAGCTCTATTGGCTAGAGTACCGCCGCCCCCAAGAGGGTGAGCAGTATTGATTAATGATACACCATCACCGCCAGCAGTAGAGAACGCATTGTTCAATACAGCCGCAGCTTTGATTTGTTTAGTATTAGCCATAGATCTAGCTAATGCTTTTGTGTATCTAGCACCAAGACGATCATACAGATTATCTTCCACAGCTTCTTCTGTTAAAGCAAATGCTAAAGCAACTGTTTCGTGGGTATAACGAGATGTATAACCTTCGTTAGCTGTGTCAAATCTGACACCACTACCTTCTGATTTTACTTCTGCATTACCAAACCCAACGATTAAAGTTTCTTCTTCAAACGCTCTATCAGAACTCTCTGTGTCGTAGATTTCTGTGTGTTCTGCTTCGTACCTAGCATATTCCATACCGAACAAGGCGTTCAAACCTGGCTCTAATTCTTTCGCTAATTGCGCTCTATTAATAGCCATTATTTATACTCCTGTAGGATCGACATAGAAATGCTCATTAAACTTAACTATAACGTTAACGTTAGCTGAACCTGTAGTACTGTTATCTGGATCAGAGCTAAAGCCCATGATTCTGAAAGTCGCAGTTGTTGCGGCTGTTGTGCCAGATAGTTCTACTGCTGACATGCCTGTTTTCACAGAGCCAGAAGTGTAAGAAATATCTGCATTTAAGCCAACATCAGTCTGCGCTGGAGAACCTGCGCTCTGAATTTCAAATACAGCATTAGGATCATCTACTACAAACGCTACAATATCGGACGATACAGTTCCGTCAGGAAAATATGAACTGAAAACAGTATCACCAGCAGAGTTTGTAAAAGAACAACCTCTAAAAATTCCTACAGATTCATCACCAGCAGCTGAAACTAAAATAGTTCCTGCGTTGGTCATTTTTACTAAATCGCCTGAAAAAATATTCCCAGAAGCGCCAGAAGCAATTTTATATTCCGTCATGCCGCCATTAGCAACACCAGAACCTAATTTACCTACTACTCTTGCTCCAAAGGGTGCATTTTTGTTAGACATAATAAGTCACCTATATTATTTAAAATTAAAAAAAGTGATGATCAACTACGTCGACCACCTCCAAAAGTTACTTTGCTTGTTCTCTCTGGTTTTAACATCGGAGAGTTTGGGTCAGATTCTCTTAATAGATCGTTGTCTACAGCATCTTGCTGAGTGTGCGCACGATCTGCGAAGTAGGAGTTTCTCTCTTCGCGTGTTTCGTTAGGAATCTTGGCCAATAGCAAGCCACCAATTGCGACTACTCCCGCATGTTTACCGTCATCTAAAGTAGGAAGCTCAAATCCATTTAACTCTTCGGCTCTGACAAGGTCGAAACCCTCTCTCATCCTAGAAGTTACATTTTTTCTATCTTCCTGACCTGCGACTTCAGCTCTTATCCACCTGTAGGTATAACCTTCAGGTGCGGGAGGAGTATCCAACATTGATGGTGGACTCCATGGTTTGCGAGCAACTTTTTTAGCTCGAGTGTCGGCAGAACGCGAGGTTCTGTTTAAATCTTTTTTATCTTCTGTCATAGTTTTACCTTTTAACGTATTTAGCGTACTCACTTAGTGGTACGTTTAATCTTTTAGCCATTTGAACTTCGGATGGAGACAATTTTACTTGTCTTTTATTGGAACTGGCATTACCAGCTACCCTACCTGCCGAAGCCACCTTTTGCTGAGGCTTAGATTTAACAGAAGATTCTGTAAACTTCTGCGGGAACTCTTTACGAATTCTCCTATCAACCTCAGTATAGTACTCTTCTGAGCCAACGTCAAAGCCTTCATTTTCTAGCTGATTGTTGATCGCCATAGCACCCATAGTCATTACTTCGTCTTGACCAAACCATTCGTTTTTTTCTACCCAAGCTTGTTCTCTTTCACCAAGTTGCGGAACAACATTTTGTTGAACTTGTCGAGGTTGATTTGCAACATAATTTTGATAGTTTGCTTGTTGCTCTGCTTGAACATTTCGTTGATATTCTAGTTGAGCTTTTGAAACACTTACTTTGTTTTCTTCTACCGCAATTTTAGATAAAACTTCTTGTGCTTTTGCAACCTTATCGTAATCTGCAACTTCATGAGCATTCTTTAATGCTGCTAAAGCTTGTGCTTTTTGAGATTTAAGTCTGCCTTCTGCTTCTTGTAAATAAGATCTATCTGAAGAAGAGGATCTTATTTTTAAATGTTGATTTTCTTCTGAAATTCTTTTTGCATACTCGTAAGCAGATTCCTGGCCTCTTTCAGCCTCTCTTAACTTGCGAGTTAAATTACCAATTCTTTTTTTAACTTTTTCAGAATAGTCTTCTAATTCTTCGTCAGACTTTTTTTCTGATTCATCTGTATCATTTTCTTCTTGGGGTGCAAGATCTGCAATTCTACCGCTAGGTTGTTCCTCTGGTAAATCTACTTCAATAATCTCACCCTCATCAATTATTTCTTCATTCTTTGCTTCTTCAGACATATTTACTCCTTATACTGCAAGAATATCGTCAGGATCTAATATAGTAGCAATCACCTCATCATCATTAATGATTCTGCATTCAGATTCATCACCAAGTCTAAAGCGAGCGCCAGCATACCTTCCTATCAACACCCATTGTTTTTCCTGACACCAAGGCCCAGTAAACTTACTGGAGTCTTTGTAGCAATCAGGACCCATTTTAACAACATACCCTACAACCGTAGCTAGAGACTCTCTATCAACCGTTGATTGTACTAAGTGGATACCACCTTCTGTTACTGCCTTACCTTTGTATGGAAGAATAAGTATTCTCCAGCCAGTAGGTTGAGGCATTCTTTCTAAAATTGGTTTATCTAAAAGAGTAGGATCTAAAACTCTAGCACCTTGTTCAACATAAGGAATACTTTCCTCTGAGGCGGGTTTTTCTTTTTTTTCTTTTAGTTTTTTGTTCTTTTCAGCAGTTTCTTTTTCGATTGCTTGAGCAACATAGTTAGGTACGTGTATCTTCGGCATCTTCTTGTATTTTTCCTAGCAGCTCCCTAAATAAATTTTCTGCGTCGACGAGAGAGCTGTAACGTCCACACAAGTACTGATATTTCGCAAAGTCTTTAGTCCCAGCTAAAATTACATCCTTTACGCTTTCTTTTTTAGCCTCAATTTCTGTTAAAAATTTTTGGCCTATCCAAACTACCGACACTTAATAAATGCCAGAAAACTTGCCACCAAATTCGGCAGCGCCCATACCTCTGCTTTTACCTTTACCCATTCCAGGTTTAGGAGATGCATCAGCCTTAAAAGTTCCTGCGTCTGTTTTTAAAGGAGCAAGACCTTTATTACTGTAGCTAGCTTTATTCTTAGTTACAGTTGGAGTTTTTTGTTGTGATATCTCAGTTCTTTTTATCATGTTGTTTATTATCTTGGTTAAATATAAGATTTGCAAGTTTTTATTTTCCTTGACCTTTGTACTCTTTTTGTTTTTTATTTTTGTTGGTTCCTGCTCCATTACTTAAACGACTATTACCAATAGAAGTTTTTTTCTTTATATGATTTATTTTTTCTTTAAGCCAAGTTTTCGGCATCTTTTTTGTCTTGTTGTTTTTTTAATTCTCTTTCTTTCATTAAAAGTTCTAGCTCATACCAACGGTACATTCTTTTGTTGACGTCATCCCAGAACCATCCTTTGTAATCCCATACCTCATTACTCATTTTGTTTCTTGTGTAATGTTATTGTTTGTTTCTTTGATCGAGTAGTTTAAATCTAGCTTGTTGCTCCATTCTGGCTCTTGCAGTATCGTTTCTTAACTCAGCAATATCTTCCTGGGTATCAATTCTTTCTCTGTCAACATTTATTCTTTGTTTTGCTTCTTGAGTTTTTCTTTGTTCAGCAGCTAAGAACTGTTGTTGTTCTATAGATAACTCTTGACCTTTTAGTGCAAGCTCTTGTTTTCTAATAGCCACTAATGGATCTTCGTCTTGAGGTGCCGCAACTTTTTGATTGTATTCTACTAACAGCTCGGCAAGTACTGGAGAAGAGAATTGTGCTAATAGATCACCCGCTTGAATAGATAAGTTTTGTGCTTCTTCTGGAGATCCTTGTTGAGCTTGTTGTTGCAACTGTTGGAACTGCTGCATAACTTCTGGTGGCATTTGTTGCTCACCAAGAACATCTGCTTTCATTTGTAAATGTTGCATGATATGTGAATGTACCAAAGCTTGTACTTGAGCATTCATTTGAACAGGAGGCATGTTTAACAAAGACATGTGAATTGAAATATGCGCATCATGATTTTGTTGTGGGAACGCTTGAGCTGTTTGACCTAATAACAATTTATTATTCTCAAACCCAGCTTCAAGTGGAAGTGGATCTGTAGGAGGTGGTGGCGTAAGTATCTGATCAACGTTATCTACACCAATTGCTGCATACATTCTTTTGTAAGCTTCGTAAGTACCGTTAGGTCCATGAACTTCTGGGTTAGATTGCACTAGCTGCATCATCTCTTGAGCCATAGCTATTCTTTGAGATTGACTAAATATATCTGGATTAGATACAGGAAAAATATCTACCTTTTCATCAAAATCAGATAACTTAATAGTTGTTTCGTTATTTGCTACTGCGTAAGGGTATTCTTGCGGCAAGTATTCTTGGAACACTTTAGCCATAATTCTAAATTCTTTCTTTTGAGAGTTGTGTAATCTTTTGTGGATTGCAGACAATACTTTTGTAGATCTTTCTAATAAAGCTAACGTAGTTCCTACTGGAGC